CCAGTCAGGTCGATACCAAGGCGGATATTCCTGATTACGAGGAAAATCCGGCGGAATACCTGCGCTGGCGCACTGAACAACTGGAAGAAAAACAGAACAAGATCAACGAAAACCTGTCGGCCATTGATCAGCAGCGTGTCCAACAAGCGCAGCTACAGCAGATCGCGACTGCGATTCAGGCCGACGAAAAGCATTTCGTTGAAAAAACCCCGGACTACTACAACGCCCTGCAATTTGTCCGTGAAAAGGAATTGCAGCGCATGACCATGGCCGGGGCAAATGAAGTGCAGGCCATGCAGGCATTGAACAACCTGGAATTGCAGATCGGTGCAACCATGCTGCAAAAGGAAACGAGTCCGTCCGAATATATTTACAATCTGGCCAAGTGGTACGGCTACAAGAACGAGGACGCGGCCAAGGCCGAGGAAAAAATCGACCAGCTTGAACAAGGTATGCAGGCATCAAAGTCACTGGGCAGCAGTAGCGCGCCAAAACTGAACGATCTTGAAAAGTTGCCGTTATCAGAATTTGATAAGGCAATGAAGGAAATGTTTGGCTGATTTGACATTCATTATGGATCGGCGTAATTAGAAAGTAGAACGGCCTCGATAGGCTAGAAATATATCGCTTGCGGTCGCCGCGCATAACCGGGCGTCAATCGGTTTTCGTTTTTCCGTCAAAAAAAGCGTTTCGTGTCAGACCACGTTCACGTCTGTTAAACAAATCGTAATTCAATTTGTTCCTTTTTAAAGGAGGACAGAACTTTGGCTGTTACAAGTTATGGTGTTAATCACCCTAGCGCGGTCAAACATTGGTCAAGCGAAGTTTTCAAAGAGGCGTTGAAGCGCACTTTTGCCCTGAAATTCATGGGCAAGGACTCCAACTCTCTTTGTCAGATGCGGAACGAAATGAAATCCGTTGGTGACCGTGTAACCACGCATTTGCGCATGCAATTGTCCGGCGATGGTATCGCTGGCGATGGCACGCTAGAGGGTAACGAAGAACAACTGACCGTCTATACCGACCAGGTATATATCGATCAGTTGCGTCATGCAGTCCGCAGTGGCGGTCGCATGTCAGAGCAGCGCGTACCGTTTGAAGTGCGCGACGAAGCAAAAGACGGGCTGGCAGACTGGTGGGCGGATCGTATCGACGAAGCCTTTATGAACCAGTTGGCCGGTAATACAACGCAGGCCGATACCCGACGTACCGGTATGCAATCTTGTCTTGCCCCGTCTTCCAACAATGCCATTGTACAGGGTGACTCAAGTACCACGGCATCACTCAGCGCATCCGCTGGACATTACTTCACGCTGAATTCGATTGATAAAGCGGTCGAAATGGCCAAAACCGGTAGCATTCCGATTCGTCCGATTCGCATGGGCGGCAAGGAATTCTATGTGGCCTTTATCCACCCGTATCAAGAGACCGATCTGCGAACGACTACTGCCACTACCGGCGATCTGTCGTGGGCAGACATCCAGCGAGCGGCAATGGAAGGTGGGTCGATTACCAACAACCCGATCTTTACCGGTGCGGTTGGTATGTACAACAACACGATCATTCACGTTGATAATCGTGTGCCTTCCGGGGCGGCAAACACACGGCGAGCGATCTTCTGCGGCGCGCAAGCGGCCAGTATCGCGTTTGGCATGGACAGTGGGCCAAACACGATGACCTGGGTAGAAGAACTGTTCGATTTTGAAAACCAGCTTGGCGTTGCTGCCGGGTGTATTTGGGGCTTGAAGAAAATGCAGTATAACTCGCAGGACTTCGCCACAATCACCATGACCAGCTACGCCGTGGCCCATAACTAATAGGGGGATAATATGGCTACTACTACTTGTAGTCTGGCGGTTGCCGGTGCCCCTGCCAAGGGCTTCCACGCTGGCGTAACGTCAGTAATTGGCACGGTCAGCATTGCCCCGACGGCAACGGCGTCCGATGTCATTAAGTTGTGCAAACTGCCTGACCGAGCGAAGTTTCTCGGGGGCAAAATCGGGTTGGTACCCGGTGGTGGTTCGCTGGACTTGAAGGTGGGTTATTTCCGTCCGCTTTCTTCCACGGATTCGGGATCGTTGAAGGACAACCTTTTCCTGTTGAGTACCACGGGATCAGCGACGGCCATTTACGATCTGTCGGAATTCGGTGCCATGAACTTCCAGGTATCGGCTTCGGATGACAATGCAGTGAAGTATTGGACACTGCAAGCCGAAGTCGCTGCGGGCGGTACCCACTCGGCAACGACTGTTTTGAAATTCCGCGTCGATTATCTGGTCGAGGATTAACAAAACAGGCAAGCGATCAAAAGGGGGACTTCGGTCCCCCTTTTCTTTTGGAGAAAAAACATGGGCGGAATGGTTCGATACACACTAGAAGACGTACACAAAATTCAGATGGAAGGGATTAATAACAATAATCCCGAAAAGTTGATGGAAGCCGAAGGTATTTACCATCGGATGCTGAATCAGGACCCGGACAATTGGGCCATCCTTTTCTTTCTCGGTTCGATTGCGATGTACCGCGACATGACCGGGCTATCAATCAATCTGTTCAAGCGCGCAGCGGAAATCAAACCGGATGTGGCGGAAGTCTGGAACAACATGGGTACGGCTTATCGGCGCGAACACATGAACGAAAAAGCCGAAGTGGCCTTGCTCAAGGCGCTAGAGTGCGAACCGGATGCTGACATATACAACAATCTTGGCACCCTTCATATCAACGAGGGGACGCCGGAACAGGGCGAGAAATATTTTCAGGAAGCCCTGAAAATGAATCCCTCTCATGCACAAGCCCACTGGAACTACGGGCTGGTATTGCTGGAACTGGAACGATGGGAAGAAGGCTTCAAGGAATACGCTTGGGGCGTGACCAGCAAGGACAGGTTATCAAAGGATTATCGTAACGCAGTCTGGTGGAACGGGCAGGAAGGTAAGGACAAAACGCTTGTCGTTTACGGGGAACAGGGTATCGGCGACGAAATCATGTTTGCCTCGATGCTGCCGGAACTGGTCGGTAAATTTGAAAAGATTATTTTTGATTGCCACCCGCGCCTGATCGGTTTGTTTGAGCGGTCTTTTCCAGCGATCAAGCATTACCCTACTCGCAAGGTGATGAAGGAAAAGAATATCGACTGGATCAAGGATGAACCCCGACTGGATTACAAAATTGCCATTGGCAACCTTGGCAAGTTTCTACGCAAGAAAGAATCCGACTTCCCGAAACAGGTTTATTTGAAAGCCGATCCGGAGCGGGTCGCGGAATACAAGGAATGGCTGCGGTTACTTGGTCCGCCGCCTTATATCGGCATTAGCTGGGTCGGTGGCCACAAGCGTACCCGCAAGGACCTGCGCGCGGTGTTACTGGAAAACTGGTTGCCGGTATTTGAAGCGAACCAGAATGCGACGTTTGTCAGCCTGCAATACACGGATCAGAACTGGGAAATTGAACCGTTTACCAAAGAACACGGTTTCAAGGTCCACCATTTTCCGGAAGTGACCGAAGCGACACGGTGGGAGTCATGGGAATACGACGGCAAGGTCTACGAAGCCAAGGATCACGCCAAGATGGTGGCCGGTCGTGATCACTTGGACGAAATTGTTCACAAGACTGGTCCCGCGTTTGACTATGACGAAACTGCGGCGCTGACGCAGGCAATTGCAGAAAGCAACGGTTGTATCGCGACCGTGAATACGTCCCTTGTGCATTTGTGTGGTGCCATGGGTGTCCGGGCGTTTGTCCTGACGCCTTCCCGCCCTGCCTGGCGCTACGGGTTGAAGCGCAAGGATATGGTCTGGTACGGCCCGCACGTTACCCAGTATCGCCAGAAACCCGACGAGGAAGGTTGGGAACGGGTGGTGAAACTGGTGGCCAAGGACATTCACAAGGAACTGAACAAGATTATTCAACCAAAACTGAAACTGGTAGGTAAACCATGACAAAACCACGGGTGATTACAGAAGACTATCGCAGGCTTAATGCAGAACTGCACAAGGACAACGAACATTACGGTATCAGTGGCCAGAAATATGCCGAACTGGTTGGCGGTCTCGCGGCAGCAATGGGCACCGACGACATACTGGACTATGGCGCAGGCAAACAGACATTGGCCAATGCGCTGCCGCAATACGCGATCAAGGCGTATGACCCGGCTATCGAATATATCAGCACGACACCTGACCCGGCAGACCTGGTTGTCTGTACGGACGTGCTGGAACATATCGAGCCGGAATGTCTGGACGCCGTACTCGATGATCTGGTGCGCGTAACCAAGAAGGTCTTGATTGCCACGGTCGCAACTCGACCTGCCAATAAAACGTTGTCGGACGGACGCAACGCCCACTTGATCGTCGAAGACTTTAAATGGTGGTTGCCGAAGTTTTGGGACCGTTTCGATATTAACCAGTTTCAGAACATGGATGGTTTTCAATTCATGTTGATCATGCAGCCACGGGAGAAAAAAGAATGATCCGAGTGTTTATCGGTTATGACCCGGTAGAAGCGGGTACCTATGGGCCGATGGTCCATTCTATTTTGCGCCAGTCCTCGATGCCGGTATCGATTACCCCGGTTGCACTGGAAAACCTGCGCGGCATCCTGACACGCGAACGCGATCCGATGCAAAGCAATGACTTTGCCTTTTCCCGTTTCCTGGTTCCCTGGATGTGCAACTACGAGGGCTGGGCGATTTTTATGGACTGCGACATGATCCTGCGGGATGACATTGCGAAGTTGTGGGCGCAACGGGATGAAAAATACGCCATCAAGGTAGTGAAGCATAACCATGTCCCGCCGGAAGACACAAAATATCTTGGCAATAAACAAACCAAGTACGCGCGCAAGAACTGGTCAAGCGTAATGCTGATTAATTGCGCCAAGTGCAAGTTGCTGACGCCGGAATATATCAATACTGCGAGCGGTCTGGACCTGCATCAATTCAAGTGGCTGGAAGACCATGAAATCGGTGAACTGCCGCACTACTGGAATCATTTGGTTGGCTATGATGCCTACGATCCGAGGGCGGCCAACGTTCATTACACCACGGGCGGTCCTTACTTTGCAGAATACAAGAACTGCGATTATCACCAAGACTGGTACGCGGAAAAATCAAAGTCAGAAATTATCCTGCAAACATCCGAAATTAAGAAAAGCAAGCTAAAGGTGCTTGAAAGGGAATAGCGCATGAGTACATACGGCACTATGCAGGATCGCATTGCTGATGAAATCAACCGCACCGACCTGACCTCTCAGATACGACTAGCGATTCAGTCTGCCATAGACTTCTACCGTACCCATCGCTTCAACTTCAACGAGGGCAAGGCAGTCCGCAATACTGCCGCCAGTGATGAATATGTCGGGTTACCGACTGACTTTCTGGAACTGGATACATTGGGAATCACGGTCAATTCCCGCTACTACCAACTGGTAGAAAAGACGCACGACTATCTGGACGAAATCAACTGGGGTGCTGGAACATGGACCGGCTTCCCGTATTTCTTTGCGCTCTATGAAGACAACATCCGCTTGTATCCGATACCGAATGATATTTACGAATTGAAGATGACATATCTTCGGGACCTGGCAGACGTATCGGCGACTGGTGACTCGAACGCATGGATGACGAACGGTGAAGAACTAATCAGGTTGCACGCCAAGATTGATTTGATGGAAAACTTGATACGCGGTCCCGAGGCGGCGCAAGAGGCAATGTTGCTCCGGCAACGCGAGGCACAGATATTGCGCAATCTGACCATTGCCAGCACCAAGCGGCGCTCAACCGGTCGTATCCGGCCCAGTTATTTATAGGGGGTAAGCATGGCCTTTCCTGCAACGGGCGGATCAGTAGAACAGTTGTCGTCGGCGCTCAATGAGGCGCGGGCACTGGCACGAAAAGTAAAACTGGAAAGCCAGTCTTTGCGTGACCAAAGTGCCGCCGGGGACGTAGGTGCGCGCGGTATCGTGCTTTATATGGATGACTTGCAACGGGCGAATGACCGGTTTGAAGTATTGCGACAGGTGCCCGGCATTGTTCAGTATGCGCGCGATCAGTACGACAACCAGTCGATTGACATTGGTGCAGAATTTTTGAGTATGCAGGGCGCTATCGTAAATACGATAGGCTGGATTAATACCAATATCCCGAAAGACGTTAGTGACTGGTTGCTGGTGGAAAGCATTGTGGCAAACCGCCTGACATCGCGCATGCTTACGTCTGCTCAAACGGCAGCACTGCGAACTGAACTCGATGCACTAATTGCCACGATAGACTAGGGAGGGCATTAAATGGCCGTCCCGGTAATTGAATCCTATTCACAGGCGACAACGGAAGGTGTTCAGGACAGTACCCTAACCTTCTCCGCACCATCGGGACTCTCATCAGGCGACCTGATCCTCGTTTGCGTGATGAACGAGAATGCCAATACGCAGGATTGGCCGGCTGTCTCTAGCCCCGATGCCTATACGCAGATAGCGCACGGAAACAACTCGCAAGACGTTCAGGGCGCTATCTACTGGCGTATTGCGGACGGGGGCGAAACTTTCCCGCTCACGATTAGTGCCGGTGCCGATTACGCGGTCGGCTGGTGTTTCCGTATCACCGGAGTCGATCCCTCCGCCCCATTAAACGCGACAGGCTCATGGGCGGGTGTTGGTAGCACGGGTTCATCGCTAACGATAACCGCTGTCACCACGGATGTTGACGACTGCCTTGTTGTGGCGATGGTGGGTACGGATGGCTCAGACATCTCCCCCTCCAGTTACTCAAGCGGTACAGGCTGGGGTGCGCCGGGTTACAGCCTTGAGGACCCAAGCAACAATACAAGTGGTGTTGGTGCAGACGTCTATACCAAGACCCAAGCCTCTGCCGGTGGTACGTCCAATCTAGCCGTATCACTTGGCGGTAGTGATGGTCGTGTCGGCATCCAGATTGCCATTGCCCCCGCGACTGGCAGCGGTACGAACATCAATGCGGGTTTTGATGCGTTAACGCTCACGACTTACGCTGCGACCATAGATGCCTATGAACCGCCGACAGTAACGCAAACGTTACTGACTAACGGAAACACGACAACAAATAGCGCCTCTATAAGTACGGCGTCTATTTCTCCTACGGGAAATTATCTGCTTTTGGCTGTGGTAACGGCAGCCGCTGCCGCATCCGGCGACAATGTTGTTCCGACCTGTTCTGGTAATGGCTTGACATGGGTTCAAGTTGAAACAGTATTAAATGAGACAAACTATTCCAGAACCACGGTTTTCAGGGCGATGGGATCAAGTCCCACATCTGGTGCCGTTACGTTTGACTGGTCTGCTACGCAAGATGGCGCTATATGGGCGGTGCATGAGTTTGGAAATGTAGATACATCTGGAACAAATGGTTCCGGTGCGGTGGTGCAATCTGCCACCAGTGGCCCGACAAGTGGCACGACAATCACAGCAACGCTCGCCGCTTTCGGGTCTGCCAATAACGCTACATTCGGCGCGTTTGGTTGCGATAGAGACAACACAACAGCTTTTAGTGCTACTGAAGGTTCTGGCTTCACAGAACTTGTGGACGACAATATCGCCGAAGCGGGGGTTCCTTATTCGGAAGGACTCCAGACAGAGTGGCG